AGAAAGTGAATTGCTCTACCGGTTCCCCGGTGGTCATAAAGTACAGCTATTTGGTGCCGACGACCCCGACGCCATGCGTGGTTTGGCTTTCTCCGGTTTATCGTTCGATGAATACTCCCAGCAGCCAAGTAACATCTTCACTGAAGTGCTCTCCAAGGCCCTCGGAGACCATTTGGGTTATGCCATCTTCGCCGGAACCATCAAGGGTAAGGACCATTTATACCGCTATTGGAAAGCTGCTTCAGAAGACCCCGAATCCTACGCTCTCTGGCAAGACGTAGACAAATCTATCGCGACGGAAACAGGAGTAACGATCCAGTTGCTCGAACAGGCGATGAAGGATGACCGCAAATTGATTGTGGCTGGCATCATGTCGCAGGAGGAATACGATCAGGAGTGGTTTCTATCGCTGGAAGCGGCGATCAAGGGGGCATTTTATGCGTCTCAGCTCAGTGAAGTTCGAAAATCAGGGCGAATCACTACAGTTGTGCATGATCCTGGCTTCCCCGTGTTCACCGCGTGGGATCTTGGCCGGACGGACGATACTGCCATCTGGTTCTACCAGAATATCGGAAACGAACTCCGGATCCTGGACTGTCATAGTGAGAGTGGGGGAGAACTGGAGATCTTCCAAAACGGGCAAATGATTCCCGGTTCCATCACTCGGCAGGTGCTACGACGGCGTGACGAGCGAGGCTATCGGTATGCGCGGCATTATTTGCCGCATGATGCGCGAGCGAAGACGCTGGGTTCTGATGGCAAGTCGATTGTGGAGAAGTTATCGCGGCATTTGGGGATTTCTACCCTTGCGATTGCTCCGGAGTTGAGCGTTGAAGACGGAATTCAGGCAGTTCGCGGAATTCTCGGGCGTTGCTGGTTCCATGAGTCTGCGTGCGAAGAAGGAATCAACGCATTACTGCACTATAAGCGGAAATTCGACAATAAAAGCGAAGTGTACGCGGTGAAGCCGCTTCATGATTGGTCTTCACACATCGCGGATGCCTTCCGAATGCTGGCTGTTGCGGAACGTCGCAATATTCCAGCCCCGCAGCCGGAAGATCGTGGAGTAGTCGAGCGTCGGACGATTGCCAAATTGATCGAGGATGAGGCGAAAGTCTCGCTTGATGAATTATGGGCAAGAGCTGACGCGAAAGCCGATTCCCGCCATCGAATCTAATATTTCGATATCCATCGATATATCTATATACAATTCGCAATCTGTTCACTTATATTGCGATTCATGAGCCAACCCGTCGCCGAATGCGGTTACCCCGTTAATCTAACTGGAAGCGCAGCCATCTCGACCGGAGCGTGTCAACTACTGGGCTTCTACGTCAATTCCACCTCGTCTGGAACTATGAACATCAAGGATGGTGGATCATCGGGAACCGCGCTGTGTGGCACGATCACCCCAGCGATTGGCTTCCATCGTTTTCCTGCGGATGTGGGAACGTCGGCGTACTTCACGAAAGTCAGCGGCACAATTGACGTGACGTTTTTCATCGCGAGTGCAAATTAATGGCGAGGCCAATTGCTCGCACCGGCTCTGCGAAGAATCTCACTGCTACCGGCAATGTGACGAGCGCAACATCTCCGGGCTGCCAGCTTCACGGCTTCTATGTGAACTCCACCAACGCAGGCACTCTGGTATTGCGCAAAGGTGGATCTGGCGGCACGGCTATTTGTGGAACGATTACACCGGCTATCGGGTTCCATGTATTCCCCGCTGATGTGAAGGGCTGCCTGCACGCTACGATTGGCGGCACGGCGCTGGATGCGACGTTCTTCTTTGCGAGTGCCAATTAATGAGCACGACTGAAGACGCCATCACACCCAAAGAATCCGAAATCGAAGGCAAGTCTACTGGTCTGTATTGGCGCGAACAGCTCGACCATGCCGAACAGGTCATGGCGACATGGGCCACACGCTCTGGAAAGATCATTGAGCGGTTTCGCGATGAGCGTACAGGGTCAGAAACGACGGGTTCGCGATTCAATATCCTGTGGAGCAATGTTCAAGTTCTTCGGCCCTCCCTCTATGGCCGCCCCGCTAAACCTGAAGTCACTCGCCGTTATATGGACGCTGACCCTGTGGGCCGGTTGGCGTCCACGATCCTTGAACGCTGCCTTGATTACGAGGTGGAGCAGTTCCCAGACTTCGATGAATCCATGTCGTCGGTGGTTGAGGATCGATTGCTACCGGGACGCGGTACGGTCTGGATGCGCTTTGAAGGGTTCGATGAGAATGGCGCTCAGATCACCAGCAGCGAAGAGACGGAAAACGAAGGAATCGGTGAGGCTCATGCGCCAGTGGACTACGTGTACTGGAAAGACTTCTCGCATTCTCCTGCACGTACATGGGACGAAGTGTGGTGGGTCGCTCGCGCAACGTATCTGACGATTCAGGAAGGCGTAGACCGATTCGGAGAAGTGTTCCGCACGGTTCCATTGGGCGACTATCAGGAAGACCATTCGCGCAGCAAGAAGGATCGGGCCACCAGCCCGCAATTCGCCAAGAAGGCCAAGGTCTTCGAGATTTGGAATAAGCGGACGAGCACCGTCTGTTGGATTGCGAAAGATTTCCTTCCGGTATTGGATGAGCGGCCCGACCCTCTACAACTCGAAGGATTCTTCCCTTGTCCCAAGCCGCTATTTGCGACCACAACGAACGGATCGCTGATTCCGGTTCCCGATTACGTCGAATACCAGGACCAGGCCGAAGAACTCGACTCCATCACGGCGCGTATCGACCGCCTCGTGGATGCAGTCCGCGCTGCTGGCGTCTGTAACGGCGAATTCAAGGAATTACAGCGGCTGTTGCAGTCCAAGGGCAATATTCTGATTCCTGTCGATAATTGGGCGGGATTGGCGGAAAAGGGCGGGCTTGCAGGCGCGTTCGAACTCATCGACCTGTCTACCATCGTCACGGCATTGACGGCGCTTTATAACGCACGCGAGGCGGCCAAGCAAATCATCTACGAGATATGCGGCATTTCCGATATCTTGCGCGGCTCCACGAAGGCTGAAGAGACTTTAGGCGCTCAGCAGTTGAAGGCGAATTTCGGTTCGTTGCGGCTGCGGTCCTCGCAGGCAGAGGTTGCGCGGTTCGCCTCCGATATCTTCAAACTGAAGGCTCAGATCATTTGCCGCTTCTACCCGCCGATGTTGCTGGTGAAGATGTCCGATATTTTGGGCACCGATGACGGCCAAGACGAGCAAATGGTGTTTCAGGCGCTGCAACTGCTCGGCGATGCCAACATGCGCGATTTCCATATCGCGGTGGCCTCAGATTCTCTGGCCCAGATTGACGAAGACGCAGAGAAGGCCGCAGCGAGTGAAGCCATAGCCGCGATTAGCGGATTCCTTAAGGAAGCGTTGCCGGTTGTTGGACAGGTTCCTCAACTGTTGCCGATGTTCACAGAAATGTTGTTGTTCATCACACGGCGTTTTCGTGCAGGCCGATCTTTGGAGTCTGCGATTGAAAACGGCATGAAGCAATTACAGATTGCCGCGTCTGCTCCGAAGGGTCCATCTCCCGAAGAGATTGAAGCGCAGATGAAGATGCAGTCCGAGCAGGCTCGCATTGCCGCCGACACTCAAGCCACTCAGATGAAAGAGCAGTTTGCCGCACAGCGTGAGCAGGAAAAACTTGCTCAAGAATCGCAGTTGGAGCAGATGAAAGCCGAGATGCAGCAGCGGGCCGACGAGTTTAAAGCGCAGATGGAGGCCGAAGCCTCTGTGCGTGAACAGGAGCAGGAATGGCGCATCGCGAACCTACAAGAAGAAAACAAATTGCGCATCGCTCAGATGGAAGACGAAACAAAACGCGAGCTTGCACGTATCGCGGCGGAAGCTTCCGCCAATCAGGCCACGATGGCGAGTGATACCACGATGAAGGTTGCAGAATTGAATGCGGCGACGAAGGTAGCGACAACCAAACCGCCAGAAGATCCGAAAGCGAAGGCGGATGCCGAGATGCCCGCGAATCAATTGGAATCAAAAACCAGTATTCGCATCGCCGAATTGGAGAAAGAGGCAATGACCGGCTCCGCCGCGCTGTCGGCTACTGGAGAGATGTTCGCGCTGGGCAAAGGATCGGCGAAGGAGGAGTCTCCCGCTGCTGATGTGCCTGCTGAAGAGAAGAAACCCGTGCGCTGGAAGATCGTTCGCGATGAGTCGGGGCGCATGAGTGAGTTGGTGGCAGGCTAATGCCAACAACGTACACCTGCGCCAACGCCACACAGACCGAGGTCCAATACTGGATTGACTATGCTTCAAACGGCGATACGGTCCAGATTCCAGCCAATACCTATGATGCGTGGACATCGATAACCATCAACAAGGCCATCACGCTCAAAGGAACATCCACGGCGGCTCCGGCCAACCCCGCAAAAGGCGCTGGAGTCTCTACAACCATTATTGGGGTTACCGGGGCTTCGAACTCATTCGTGATCACCAAGCAGGCCGCAGGAAGCGTCGTCATCCGCGACTTATATATGGAGACCAGTTCTGGAGGTGCGGGCAATAAGCCGATTCTTGTGGAGGGATCATGGACGGCCTATCCGGTAATTTTCTTTAACAACAACATTGCTACCAGTGGGAAGACGTTGGTGGAGTGCACGGTTCCCGGAGGCACGATCTGGTCGCACAACACCTTAGACGGAGATCACAATACGGGGCCGATGACGGTTAAAGATGCAACCGACTCGCATGGCTCATGGACAACGAACTCCACGATGGGCAGTGACGATACGACGGGCCTGAACAACCATTACTTTGAAGACAATATCGTTACGGGTATGTCGAATGGAATCTTTGACGCCGACGACGGATGCAGAATCGTGTCGCGTTATAACGATTTGACACATGGATTCATGAATTCCCATGGGCGAGACACCTCAGCATATGGACTGCGCCACTTTGAGCTGTATGAAAACACATACAGCAACGGGGACCAATTCGGGGACACGACTGGCTGCAATCCGCCCAGTTACGATCAGTGCCGTGTCAACATCCCTCAAGCCATCTGGATTCGGGGTGGGACGGGAGTTGTCTACAATAACGATATTACGTTTGGTCCGGGGAATTTCGGCACCTGCTATGTGGTTCGGATCAATGCCAGAGCCTACGGCCAGCCAACCTTATCCGCGATTGGAAAAACATGTGCGACCATCGCCTATCCCGAAGCGAATCAGCCGGGTCAAGGATGGCTCAATGGAGCACAGATCACGGACCCTATTTACTTTTGGGGGAATACCGGGTCATGGACCAATGCGGAGTCCGATGATTTCGGCAATGGATGGAACGATTGCTCTAACCCGTGGTCCACGTTCTTTCAATGGGGCCGCGATGCCTTCAACCCGGGGCTGACTGGCGGAACTGCCAAACCGGGGTACACGGCCTATACCTATCCGCATCCGTATATCACGGCACTGATCGCTGCGGATGGCGGTAGCCCGCCTCCCGCCGCAACATCCATCTTGCTCTCGCAGGTGTGCCTGTAAATGGGCTTCACCCCAATCACGTTCAACAATACGGTGAGCGGCGGGTCGTCATCGACAGTCGCGGTCACACCAGCAGGTTCTGTCAGTGCCGGAGACTTTGTTTTCGTTCATGTCGTTGGGGACGGAATTCCAACCATCTCGGTCAGCGACGGCACGAGCAGCCTGTCTCCTCTGGGCCAAATCCTTCGCAGCGATAACGGGTCGGTGATGCAGGGGTTCTACCTGTTTTCGTCCGTCGCAACCGGATCAGTGACCTACACCGCGACATTTTCATTCGCGACCACCAATCGGGCAATTGTGGTGGGTGTGTACACCCCAACAGGTGCGGTGACATTCGATCAAGGGGCTGCTGCGGAAACGACAGGCACTTCAAGTGGTAATTCTGGAAACGTCACAACCATCGGCAGCGACGATTTAGCGTTGGGATATTCACTGGCGCAGGACGGCGGAACGGCCAGTTCCATGCTCCTCAATAGCCTGTCTGCGGCCAATTCGAATGGCAGTGGCGGCGTCTATATCTGGTCACGCGCATTCGCCTCTCCATTTACCGGTGAGGCGGCATTCACCAATAGCGGGACGGCTTCGTTCATCATGACCGGCATTGCGACATTCAAGATCGCGACCACGCCCACCACCGACATCCTGCACGCAGCGAGTTGGATGTAACCTATGGCAACCTGGACAGTCACCACAACCGGAAATGCGACGACGAACGGCACGAACTTCCAGACCGCGCTGAATAGCTGCGCACTGGGCGATGACATCGTTTTGCAGGCTGGCTCGACGTATGCCGGAAACTTCACGCTGCCAGACAAGGGCGCGGGAACCTCGTACATCACGATTCATACTTCTGGCGAGGCTGGACTTCCACCAGCGGGAACGCGCATTACTACGGCCTATGCCAGTGTCATGCCAATTCTTCAGGCGAATTCGTCCGTACCAGCGTTGGAAGGTGCTGCCAACGCGCATCACTACAAGCTGATCGGCATCAATATTACCAATGTCGGCGGGGCCACGGTTACGCAGGAATTGGTCCTGATTGGAAACATTTCAAGTGGATCGCTCACCTATGCGCAGCATCCACACCACATTACGTTTGATCGCTGCTGGATTCACGAAGTAACGAACGACACGAGCACTCCAGACAGCACGACGACAACGGCGATACGTGGAATGGATATCAATGCAACAGATATCACGATTACTGAATGTCGGATTGCAGGCTTCCGCGCCTATCAGCCGATACCGAACGGCATTGAGGCTTCCAACGCGATTCTGTTCCCGAATTCCGCTTTACGGGTTCTTGTGCATAACTGCTATCTGGAGGCGTGGTTTGTTCCGATATTCATGGGCGGATCTGGGGGAGAATCCGCCAATACGGCAACGCTCACCAGTCCGACATACAGCGGCGGCACTGGGTCAGCGACATTCTCCAGCATCTCTAATCTTGCCGTTGGCGATCTGGTCGCATTCAAAGTGACAGGTGGGCTAACTCCGCCTACCAACGGCGTACATCCCAGCGAATCAACACAGTTTCAGGTAGCGAAGGTGACAGGAATAGCCGGATCAGTCGTGAGCTATATGTCGTGGGGTGCTTACGACGGCGACGTAGCGGGAGGCAATCCGTTGCTTCAGGCTCCAGATGCCGCTGGTCCAGCGCAATGGAATGGATACTTAAACGAAGACATCACGATCACCCAAAACGATTTCGTCTTGAACTTCAACGCAACCGAAGCCGTATGGGTGGCAACTGGTGGCGATCCGACCACCAGCCCACGAGCCACGCAGAGCAACACCGGCAATGCGCCAAAGGGTTTCATGGAAATCAAGATGGCGAGAAATGTTCTCATTGACGGGAACACCTTCGACGGCTGGGAGAATGGGTTTGTGCTCACTACTCGGAATCAGGGCAACATTTCCACATCTGGAGGTTTCCCGTGGGCGGGCCTTTACAACGTCACCATTAGTAATAACTGGTGGAAACGCATGACCAACTGGGACCGCATATACGGCTTTCCCTTCGGCGGGCCAGCACTGGAAGACAATGAGTACACCAGCGTTCGAAGCGGCCCAGTGACGATCACCAACAACCTCATTGAGTCTGGGGTTCATAACATTTTGTCCTCGATGACCGGAGCCGACAATGTGACCCTGACTCACAACACCTATCCCGGAATGACGACTTCCCCGGGTGGAAGCATGATATTTGGTACAGGCACATACTCCTCGGACTTCATATTTAAAGACAATATTCTCCCGAACAACGAGTACGGTCTGAACGGTCAGGTTGGTGTCGGCGTTAGCTCCACATGGCCCAGTCTTGTTCAGAACCACAACGTCATTATCGATAACCGTTCACCAGATACCGTCATCGGAGACGGCCCACTGAATAGCCGCTATCCGAACGACTTCATCGCGACTACTCATGCTGCCGTGGGCTGGACAGATGAGGCGGGCAGGAACTTCAGGCTCGCATCCAGTTCCACATATAAGAACGCGGCATCAGATGGGACCGATGTTGGCGTGAACTACACGACGCTGCTGGCGGCACTTGGGCTGTCCGACACCACCCCAACCACAACGTCGAATACGACGTTTTTCACGATGCTGCTTTAGGGGTAGTTATGGCAAATGAAGATTGCTCAATGAGAATAGCCGACAATCTGTTCAGGACAATTACGCGCTCTCTCTTTGGGACGATGTGCAAGACGATGGAAATCAAGTCATGCGTGATAAGCACTCGCAGCAACAGCCAGATTTCGCCCAGATCCGATTTCATGATGTGTTCTCCACTTGTAACGATAATGCACAAATCCAACTTCGTAAAAAATAATCTTCTGCTTCGAGGATAAATCTTGGCCCAATCCTACAAAACACCGTTCGTCGTAGCCACCGGGCAAGTTCCGTCTACTCAGACGAATTTCCCGTCTCTGGTGGTGGCCAGCGATGCTCGATTTAAGACCATCGCGAACGGCGGGCATGTTGCCAATTCCAGCGGCTATGATCTCCGGCCTTACTCGGACGCGGCGGCAACCTCGGCGCTGACGTATGAGATGGAATTCTATGATGGCACCAACGGTATCTGGATCGGATGGGTGCTCGTTGCCTCAATGGCCGATGCGGTCACGATTTATATGGCGTGTGGCGATGCGGCGCTGTCGAGCAATGGCAGCAGTTCGAGTACGTGGCCGAGCCAGTACAAGATGGTCCATCACCTTGGGGACGGGTCATCGCTCAGCGCCGTCGATTCCACGTCCAATGCAAGGAACGGATCGCTTGTTAGTGCGGTGACTGCTGGTACAGGCAAAATCGATGGCGGTGCCAGCTTTGGCGCTAACAATGCGGACTCAATAACAATCGGTACTGGAGCGATTCCAACGACGGGTTCGCTGTCGTGGTGGGTCAAGCCAGCATTTGCACAAAACGACGGGACCAGTCATGCACTAGGACTGCATATTAACAACGGCAATCTTTTTAGCACTCTGAAGTACACAGACAACACTATTTATATGGGCTGGTACAACGGCTCGGAAGGTCGTGTCGCTGTTGCGAATGCGAACTACACGCTCACTCAGAATGCTTGGAATAAGTTCGATCTGACATGGGATTCCGCCGCGCCAGCCACGAAGCTCTACCTGAACGGATCGCAGATCGGCTCGACGAACACGACCAACGCGACATGGAATACGGCTGGGAGTGGAGCGGAGTACGGCCACGACGGAGGATCGGGTGCGAGCCTGAACAGCGGACTCATTGACGAAACGCAGTTATCCGATACCGTCAAGACCGCCAACTGGATCACGACCGAATATAACAACCAAAACGCGCCGAATACCTTCTGGACGATGGGCAGTGAGAGCGCGGTGGGCGGCGGTGGTGGTGGAGCCACCCTACACCCCATGTCGCTATTTTAATTATGAAAACAAAAAGAGCACACGAAGGGTTCCTTTCGATTGATCACCGTGGAAGTCCCGGAATCTCGATTGCCGATTCCGTAACATCCGGATTACCACCCGGTGCAGGAGCGGGCTTGTTCGAAGCACCCACCTACACCTGTTCTCACTGTCAGTATGTCGTCGTCATCGAACCCGCCAGAACACGAGAGCGGGAGTGGTGTCGATATTGTGACCACTATATCTGCGATGCGTGCGGGTTTGTCTACGGCAAGACGAAGACGTGCACATCTTTCAAGGCTTTAGCAGACACCCTGACCGAAGCCGCCGCAGCCCAACTCAACATTAAGGAGCTTTAAGACAATGGCCAAACGTATTGCATCCAACATCAACACCACACTAACAGCAACGGCAGACACGACCAATCTCGTGGACTCCACTTACCCAATTGCGATCCAGGGCACACAGACCACGCAGCAAATCGTCCTCTATGAGGTCTACATGGGCGGTCAGAGCACATCCTCTGCGCCAACCTACACACTATTGAGCTTCGATTCCCAGATTGCAACGGGATCGCTCACCAAAGACGCGACATTGAACGACACGCTTCTGAACGGCGGCGGTACGGCCCTCGTATCCGGCTCCGTGCCAACAGTGTTCAACAAAGCAGCGACCAACAAACCGCAGCGGGACGTGGCGAAGCATTTGATGCCGCTCTCGTTCAATGCCTTCGGTGGCGTGGTGCGCTGGTTGGCCGCTCCCGGCGAGGAAATCACAATGGTGGGCGTCACCGCATCTTACGGTGAAGTCAGCTTGAGTGCCTTCACGGGCGGCGCTGGAATCATCTCGTCCCACATCGTTTTTGAAACGCTTTAGCCAGTTGACAATTTAGCCGATGGCAATGACTGTTGCCGCCCGGGGTACGGGCGGCGACACCAGTTCAGGCACATCTACCGTTATCACCC